TTGAAAACTCTGTATGGGGCAAAACCCGGCTTGCTAACCACGATGCAAACCGCCTTTCGCACTCTTAAAAATATGAACTTTCCGTCCATCCTTCAAGGCGATGTCTTATTTACACCTGAAATTAAACAGGACCAAACTATTGACGGACAAGTGCACGTTACATTTAAACCAAATACGATTGTCTATGGAGTGCCGAAATCAAGCGAACTAGGTAAAAAATTTACGTCCGCTACCTTTGGAGTATGCTTTCATACGACCTACACGGGAAGCACCCTTCAAACCCTCAGCGCGACCCCTGGCGCGAATATTTCACAGCTACGACCCCCAACTAACGTCGCATTAGTTTCTTCACAGTATCAGGATTTATCGGGAACATTAACCTTTACCGCCTCGGAAAGTCAATCCCTCAAAACATTAATTGCTGACGTAGCACGACGTACGCCACTGCTAACACAAAATGCGTTTGTCAAGGAACTCAAAGAAGTGCCACTGCTACAATCCGAGTTCATGATTTTTCAAAACAGTCTCGTGCGTGGGGGTGAACCCATTACCCTTAGCCCCAAAGTCTTTGTGCAACGATTTGTTGCGTATCTGCAATCGCGTGCGGCGGCCCTGGCCGGTACTAAAAAAACCCCCGCAGGAAAAGCCACCGCTACGAGCAAGTATGAAAGTTTAACCATGCTAGTTACTGCACGAGAAGATGCGCTTGTTGATGTGCTCGCATGGCAACAATCTGTAACCGGCGCGAAGACATATCTGATTAATAAACTGAACCAACGAGGATCGCTAGGAACATTCTATTCCTCCGATACTGGATTGGTTGCAGGCCCGCACGAAGGATTTGTTGCATCTGATAAATCAGGAAACTTTGTTAAGTTAGTTGATCGCTCAGTGTTTTCGCAAATGAACTTGACACAAGGTAGATTTCGCACACCGGCGTGATTTTTTCTTGAAAATGCTATATACTATGAACAATCAGAAACGTGCGTCGGCTTGATTGTCCGATTAATCGTTTTGACACGTGACCCGTGGTGCATGGTGGGAACATCATGATGAAACACAATGATGCAGGGTACGTGTTACCTCACGACCTGCACGGTGATTCTGTTCGTCAGAATGGGCAGAGTGACCCCCCGTTGGACCCCATAAGGGTGAGAGGCAGATGTCGCAAGTGATTTACTTGCGTTGTGGTATCGGCTAACCGCCACTTTACATCGCATTCTGAGTCGACCGAGGCGCCTAGACGCAAGGTGAGACACCTACTTCCCGAAAGGGAGAGGTGTCTCCCAAACACCTACCGCAAGCCATATATTATCACTAGTAACACTTCTAAATATTTTTATCAAGACCATTGTGTGTCTATTTTCATGGGGGTGAGTTATTCCAAATTATGATTTTCAATGTACTGCATGTGGTGCATTAATTATTGATGTACAATTGCCAATTGCACAACGCGATGATCCTACGCGGATGCCATGCCCGCAATGTAATACTGCCAATAGCATTGAACGTCTTATTAGTGCACCAAATATTGGCGATAATATTCGGCAAGGACGGCACCACCTTCCTTCCACATGGACGGATAAACTTGCGGCAATGAAGAGTCATCATCGGCATAGCACAATTCATGTACCAAAACCAGGCAAAAAAGAAATCTAATTCTTGACATGCCATTGTCTATATGCGATACTAAGTACTATGTTTAAATGGAATACCCGCACATTTGCCTTAGCCGATAATGCGGACAACACCATAACGGAATCCGGTCAATGGCCGGCATCAACAATTCAGTATGATGCATCTTGGCAAACACCAGATGTTCAAGAAGTGCAACGGGATGGGCGCCGATGGTATGAATTCAATAATCATCTGTATCCTTCAATTTCGACGGTACTGTCTCACACCGATGTTGAGGGGCGCGCAGCGCTGACTAAATGGCGCAAGTCCGTTGGAGAATCGCGGGCGGCACAAATCACGCAAACCGCCGCGGCACGTGGTACACGATGGCATACGTTTTGTGAAAAATTTGTTCTGCGCGAAGAAATTCCATGGCCGCTACTTACGGAATGCGCAGATTCCGTATATGCAACGTTAATCGCAAATGTGTTGAACCAGCAAATCACACGTGTCTTGGCGGTAGAAACCCGAGTTGCTTCTACGCACTATAAGGTAGCAGGACGATTAGATATGGCCGTGGAACTGCATGATGGACGCGCCGCGATTTTGGATTTTAAAACAGGCAGCAAACAAAAAACAGGAAATCGGCTTGAAAATTATGCGCTGCAGGCAACGTTTTATGCGGATGCATTAACAGAACACATGCGTCGGCCTATTGAAACCATTGTGATTGCGCAATTGTTACCACAAGCAATTATTTGGCAAGAATCGACGTTGACTCAGTGGCGCCCGTTGTTAGTAGATCGTATTGAACAATTCATGCAAGCGCAACAGACTATCTTGGCATAAATAGGAGAATATGTAAGTTACTCACACTAATGCGTCTCACCCGTTAGTGTGCGATATAGCTGATGAAGTAGCATTCGGATATTTTGGACGGCGGTTCGAACCCGCCCACCTCCACCATTCAATCACATGGGGGTGACTTGGATTCGACAGAGTATCAGCAGAACGCTATGGAGGCTATCGTCAAGTCGCTGACGTTAAACAGAGACACACGCAACTGATAACTATCAGTTAGCAATGGCTGCCTAGCAGCTACTTGACTTCTTCGGAAGTCAGGGGTTCGATGTTCCACCTTGCAACAGAAGTGAGCATCACAGCGCGCCGGCTCCGCTGACCCAAACCGGCGTTTCTTTTTTTACGTGAGGAATAATGTCAAATAAACAAGAACACGCAATACGTATTTGGTGTGCGCGTGGATTTGCGATCAGTATGATTGCTATAACGTTAGGTCAGGGAGTTCAAAATCATTTACATAATGTGTATAGGCCTGTACCAACCACGTCTATATCGATTCGTCCGGCTTCTCTGCAACGAAGCACACCGCTACCGGTGGTACACATCAAACGGACAAAAGCCGTGGTGCGACCAAAACGTGTGACCAATGAAGTTTTGTGTTTGGCACAAAATATTTTCTTTGAGTCTGCGTATGAACCTATGGCTGGTATTGAAGCAGTGGCGGCCGTAGTGTTTAATCGCATGTCATCGGCGCTATATCCATCTACGGTATGTGGAGTGGTATATCAACGCGCTCAGTTTTCATGGACAACTGATTATGCCAAATGGAAACGTGTGCCTCCACAAAAATATATGGCCTTAGCAAAAGCATTTCTTCAAAACCGTGATACATTACAACAAACGTATAATAGCTTCACGCATTTCCATCATGTTAAGGTGTTTCCCGCATGGGGTCGGCATGCCACTCTTCGTCATGCGGCTACATATGGGCAACATAAATTTTATGCACAAGTAACGTCATTCCCACAGGAGTAACAATGAATGTCATCGGATATGGAAAAATGTTTCAATTGCCGGATGAACAGTTGAGTTCCGTGCCGACACCAAGAGAGTTTACCAAAGTCGTGGAAACTCTCGTACATCGATACCAAATCTCGTATTTCGACGCGATTATTGAATTATGCGATCACTATGACCGTGAATATGAGTCTGTAAAAGGATTACTTACGTCCAAGATTAAAGTTGCCTTAATTGAAGAAATGTCTGGCAAAAAATTGTTGAAAGATAATTCGTACTTGCAACATAAACTTGGATAGGGTATACTATATTATGTTGTTGTTACCTATGTTACCTATGTTACCTATGTCGAAAGGATAGTATGTCTCCATCACAGTTTCAATCACTTCTCAAATCAAATTCGCTCGATAAACTTCGTGCCGCGGTTAAAACTACTGTGGGCGAACAGAGCAACTCCGACGAAGGCTATTGGAAGCCGACCGTCGATAAGGCCGGCAATGGAAACGCGATTATTCGTTTTCTTCCCGCACCGCCGCCTGAGTCGCTGCCGTTTGTGACGTTTTATCGGCACGCGTTCGAGGGCCCAAATGGCTGGTATATTGAACTCAGCCGCACAACCCTGAATGAATCCGACCCACTTGGCGAATATAACAGTCGTCTGTGGGCAACAAAGGACGAAGTGCTTCGCGATCAGGTGCGCAAGCAGTCGCGTAAGCAGACGTATATTTCAAACATCTATGTCGTGCAGGACAAAGCAAATCCTGACAATGAAGGCAAAGTCTTTTTATTCCGCTACGGCAAGAAGATCTTTGAAAAGATCAAGAAAGCCATTGAGCCGGAATATGAAGGAGACGCACCGTTCGATCCGTTTCACGTCATCGACGGGGCAAATTTCCGACTACGTCAAAAGAAACAGGCCGGATATCCCAACTATGACGATTCTGTCTTTGAATCGCCGTCGGCGTTATTGAAGGGTGATGAGAAGTCCATTATTCAGATATTGAGTGGATTACGATCATTGACTGACATCGTAGCGCCAGAAAAATTCAAACCCTATGCGGAATTGAAAAAGAAGATTGACCGCGTAATGGGGTTTGATACCTCGGTGTATCTCACGCCGTCTGGTGAGACAGAAACTCCTGCCCCTCGGCGATCTATGGGTCGGAGTCTCGATGAGTCCCCCGCACCACCAACTCCCGCATCAGCACGTCCGTGGACGCCACCGTCTGTTTCGGATGATGAAGATGAAGAAGTGGATGCTAAACTGTCAAAGTTTGATGATGAATAAGTGAGGACAGTTTAGTCAACACCACCCCCGGCATAGCATGTCTATGTCGGGGGTTTTTACTTGTTAAACATTGCGAACGTATCCTAAAATATGGCTAATTGATGTTTCGTAGTTGGATGATGTCTTCGGAATAGGAGAACCCGCGGGTATACCGGCGCCGCCACCTCCCGCAGTGGTATTGTTAATAGCAGCTATTACGGGGGCACCGGTGCCACCACCCATTATTGCCTTGTTCATGGGGTTTCCCATCTCCGCTGTTAACATACTACGGCCAGCTGCTATCTTATCACTTTCTAAACTAGCGCTTGGTGACCCATTAAACAGACTAGCCATCGATTCACCATCGGATCCGGATGTCGCATCCACCACCGTCGGCACGCCGGCCGGCGGCGCGCCGACAGGGGACGGCACGTTGACCGGCGGCTGACCCGCAACGACTTTAACGGGAAATGGGGAATTGATTTGGTTGTCTTTAGCATATTCAAGAAATTTCTCTGCGTCCTCCTCTGTCTTAAATCCAACGTGTATATGTGGAAGAACTTTCTTGCCGGGCTTAAGATTTTTACCCGACGAGGGGTTATTATATTCATCTAGAATAGTAACCCCAACACCGGCGGCATTCGCGAGTGCTTGAATCTTAGCTTTCACTTTTGGGGCGTTCTTCTTTGCGGTTTTAAGGTCTCCCTTAAGGGTGAAATCCATTGCTAGCCCTTTTTTATGAAAACCCGCGACGTGCCCCTTATCATTAAATGCGGTGATTTGCTTCATTCGCGCGTTCCCACTCACATTCAGCGTGCTGTGAATATAACTTGCTAGTGCCATCGTGCCCGGGTGAACGGGCCCGCCGGCGCCGGCTTGACCTAAAGAGGCCAGATCGAAGGGGATCGCCCCTTTTTTTGTTGCTGATGGTGTACTGGGAGCTTCTGGTGGCAATCCATCGCCGTAGACTATGCTATCGTTACGGCTAGCCGTCGCCTTCGAATTTGCTCTTTCCCGAGCCTGAGCGGCTGCCTTTGCTTGTGCCTGAGCGGCTGCCTGTGCTCGTGCCTGAGCCTGAGCGGCTGCCTGTGCTTGTTCCTGAGCCTTACGCGCTTGTTCCTGAGCGGCTGTCTGTTGTGGGGATGGCGCCCCCGGTGCACCGGCTGGTGGTGTAGCTCCTGGCTGATGTGGGGATGGCGCCCCCGGTGCACCGGCTGGTAGTGTAGCTTTCCAGGCTCCTGTCTGTTGTGGGGATGGCGCTTCCGGTGCACCGGCTGGTGGTGCTACAGGTGTCGGATCAGGGGTGGCTGTCTTTTGATTCTTCCGTTGCTTCCGCACGGAGACTCCCACGCGGCCGCGAGCATCCGCGTGCGCATCCGCTAGCGGGTCCGGTGGTGTCGGCGATGGTGTCGGGGTCTGTTGCCCCGAGGGATCCTTCTTCATGAATTCTTCGATCCTATCGGGACTTAGTCCTGCTATATTCAGCCCGGTCTGAACAAACCCCGGCATCGAATCATAGAATTCTTTATATTTCCCATATATGGACTCTTGAATTTCCTTGTCGAATGCGGCGAGGGCGCCTAAACCCAGCAACAGGCCGACATCGCCCATCTTAGATCCGGGTTTCTTATTAGTCTTGGAAGCACCTGCTTTCGACCCTATTGGGGACAGCACACCCTGTTCTGATTCGCCTCTGGTTTCCTCATCTACCATTAATTGCGAATCATGTATGTTTTGCTGAAGTTTAAAATCATCAGATAAAACATCATAAATTGTAACTAACGAGTCATCAATATGCGTAAGTAATTTTGTATGATCAAGTAGAATATTTGTATGATCAAGTAGAATAGAACCTAGTTCTGTTGTAATATCCATACTTAACCCAGATAAATTACTTGCACCTCCTGATGCTCTACCCGTTTTTTTCTTTGATTTTGTTTCGTCTGGTGTTACATCTTCTGGTGTTAATCCCGCCGCCGATCCAGTCGACGCCACTGGTGCTTCTGATCTTGTCGCACGTTCTTGTTGACGTTGTAATTTATTTCGCAATAAAGCCGTACGTTGACTAGCTTGATTTGTTTTTGTAGCTTTTTTATTTGACCCTTGTTGCATTGCAAATAATGCGACCGCAAATACAGGGCTTCGAGTAGCAAATGCTGCTACAGCTCCCATCAAGAGATTATTATTTTGGAATAATTTTCCAAGTCTCGCGGTTAATTTTTTAAATGTTCCGAGACGTGATTCAAGCAACCCTTTAACTTTTGTTGCAAGCGCAATCAATGTTTCTTTTTGCTCATCACTTAAAACTGTATCATCTTCTTGTTTAATGTTTTCTAAAATATCATCAAGTTCTGGTAAATAAAAATTTTTAATACGATCTGCACCGGCTATAGGATCTTCAGTAGATTCATTTACCGACGCGTAGTAAATTTCCTGAATAGATTGCTGATATTGTATAAACGCTTCAGCAAGGTTTCCAGATTCAAATTGTTTTTGAAGGGCTTTCTCAACCGCGGCTTCCTCTTGCGAGATATCCGCCATGACTTTTGTGGCCGCGTCATCACTGAGACTATCAATAGCACTGCGACCCTCTCCAGTGACAACTGCGGCCCGCAAAGCGGGGTCGACGGTTACTAGTTTTTTTCGACGTGCAATTTCACGCGCACTTGTCCCTGATGTTTTTCCAAAGGTATTGATGCCAGAGTTGGATTTTGCCATAATTATATTTATCTAATTAGGATCTCCGTTGTTTGGCAATCTCGTCGTTTTTCTTGTTAACCCATTGTTTTAGAAGAATCAGATAGATATCTCGCTCAAAGGGTATCATATTTTGAATATCACTCCACGACC